CCTTTTCTCGATCTGAGGAGGTCATATGTTAAACATCACAGCAATACCCAAGCAATCCGCGTTTCGTGTCCTTGACATGGTCTTGAGCCCTGATCCTTACTGGAAATGGCAACCAGTGCTATCAGTAGCATTTGGTCCCTACTCCGTGAGGCCGCCGGCACCCGTTCTTATGAGCGGGCAGACCATTGATGGGTACATCGAAAGCAGTGGTGTTGCAATGTTCGGGGACAAGCCATGCGAACACCTTCAAGTTGAAGGCAACGTTATGCTTCCCCCGGCGCAGTGGATTTCCGGAGAGGTTGCGAGTCCTAAGCAATTGCCAAGGACTTGCGTACGGATACCGACTACAAAAACAGTCGTCACCGTAAACCTTTTTGTATCCGGCGATCTCGAATGGAGTGAGTTTTCTCCAGACGGGTTTGTGCGCGTAGATTACCGAGTTGCGTATGATGGATTTACACTTACCATCGGAGCATGTAGGTCGTCTGCGCGCGGTGTCCACTGGGGCATTATGAGCCATCGCTATAGTCGTGATTTTACGACCGTTGCGGTAGGCACACTTAGTTGCGCTGATTCCCGAGAGTCGTTCTTGAAATTTGACTTTAAGGATCTAGTGTACAGTGTGCCTGTGAGTGCCCGTCGTGCGTACGAATTTTTAGACGCATTTCAGGCGGCTGCACTCCCCCCTCTGTACCCGGGAACGCCTAGTCACCCCGCTCACAACTTTTTACCGTTGCAGGCGTTAGACCAGGTAGACCCTTACGTATTTGGGGATCTTGCTCAAAGCTGTGCGGAGTCAATGCGTTTCACAGATGTCAACTCTCTCTCGTTTGTGAAAGAGCTTAGGGAAGTTTCTTCATTGATTCCTAAGATAGGATCCTTGAAGAACCCGAAGACATGGGCTAACGCCTACTTGTGCTTGCGCTACGGCATAAAGTTAACTGCCGCGGACATCAAAGCATACTGTGATTCATTTGCTAGATTGAAGGCTGAGGTACCTTTATGGTACAATCAGTCTGTAACTCATGCTAGCAAACGCTATGGCATCCAACTTCGTGGCATTGGTGGTACTGCGGAACATCACTACAAAATAGTGTACTACGCAACACCCGATGATGCTATGGAGATTATCAGGTTTTTAGACTCAAGCGGATTTTATCCGACCTTGACTCGCGACTGGGATATGATCCCATTGTCGTTCGTTTTGGACTGGGGAGTAAACGTTTCTTCCCTGCTTGAGCGCCTGGATGCTAGAATGATGCTTCAGTACTATACCGTACTGTCGGTCGTTCGCTCCACAAAAATTGTTTTCACGGTACCAGTTGAAACTTTGGTACCGGGCACACCGTATCGTGGTATGGTTACACAAACATACTATAAGCGGCATGTCGGCAACACTTTAGATTTACCAACTCCTCGGTTCGATGCTCCACAAGAGTTCCATAATTGGGTGGATCTCACAGCACTAATTGTAGCACTGCGTTGATCGCACTGCTTCTATCCCTTCTCTAACGAGTTCCGTTTTAAGCGGGTAAAGGGACGAAAGGAGAAACTTATGGCAAAACAACTTAATACCGGCTACACCGATACGCCGATTTCCGGCGTAACTGCACTCGAGTTGAATCGAGGTCTGCTGAATTTCCAAGCGGACTTTCGAGTCAAAGAGGAGAGCGCGAAGGAACTGATTGCTGTTAACCTGACTTCACCTGTTGATAGAATCGAACGGGTAAAATGGGCAGCAACGGAGATTGCCAATGTTTATACAGGCACTCCTATTGATCCTTCTGTGATGGCTCCTAGCCGTCGAGGCGTGTCTATCGTATGCCAGATCAATGAGACCTGGTCAGTAACAGACACAGTCGACGCGGCGTATCGAGTCGATCTTCCTGTGCAAGCACATATTGTTCTTAAAGTACCGGCGAATGAGAATATCACGTCGGCGCAAGTGGAACAGCTTGTTGGAAGGTTGGTGAGCGGGCTATACGACACCGGGTCGGAAACGACCACACGTCTAACAAGCCTGCTTAGGGGTTCTTTGAAACCCTCTGATCTTTAGAGGGTGACCCTATGCCGAAAACTTCATGTCAGATGATTGATCATCTGGAAGCTCTTGCGACTAAGTCGCTGGACAAATGGTCACGACGCAGTACTAACTTGAGCAGAAGAGATCACGCTCTTTATATACGAGCGCTTTTTCTTCAATGCTTGATGCTGACTGACCTCCTCGCCAGTCGAGATATGGTGGTGGTCAAGAGAGAGGTATCGAGATGGTTTGTTCACATGTCGAAAACTCCGGTTCTTGATCTATGTTGCGCTATCAAGGAATGGACTGCCTGGTTTAGAAATATCGACCAGGCTCCTACCTCGTACACGAGTTTTAAACGCTCGTTCGCGCCTGCCTATCCCTTCTTAGGGCAATTTTTTGCCCCGATAAGGACAGAAGTAGAGCAGTTTCTCACTACTTTTGAAGCGGCTGATTTCTTTGTGATAAACCAGCATTTGTCCTTCATTACAAGGCTCAACTTGCAGGACGTAGACTATGTACAACAGTCTATCACTGCTTGGAAAGCCACGGAAGAACGGATTGGTGCAGTTGATTACAAGCCATCTACTCTTGCAACGTTGAACCTAATAATGCAGGAGTGGCTCACTGGATTTTCTTGTGATGAGTTAGTACCATCACACGGTCCAGGGGCGGTTTCAGGCCTGAAAAAGCAACAGTCAAGCCTCATTGAGAAATATAAGAGACTAGACTGGGATGCCAGATTGGGATATTTCCTTGATGATCAAGATAATCCATCAGGATACTTCCCATTGGTACCTGGCAAGCTTGATAGGACGGCCGAAGTCGTCTTCGTTGCCAAGTCAGCTCTAGGGCTACGAACGATCTCGAAGGAACCTGCTTCATTGCAGTACTTCCAACAAGGGGTCAAAAGAGTCCTTTATCGCTGGTTTGAGGAGAATCCTTCCTTGCGAGCGCACCTGTTCCTTTCAAATCAGGAGCGAATGCGCGAGATTGCTAAGAAGGCCTCAGTGACACGGTCCCACGCGACGATAGATTTGTCGTCGGCTTCGGATAGTGTCTCATGGCAATTGGTAAAGAATGTCTTTCGCGGTACGCCTCTCCTACGTGCTTTGTATGCACTTCGGTCGGACTACGCCGCACTTCCAGATGGAAGCACACAGAAGCTTAGGATGTTCGCTCCAATGGGGTCAGCTTTATGCTTTCCCGTAGAGTGTCTAATCTTTGCCGCTATCTGTGAGAAAGTCGCGAGACAATACCCGCGTTGTAAATCTGCTTACTTCGTGTACGGCGACGACATGATTGTGCCCACAGAATATGTGAGCGATGTCATAGCCGAGCTAGAGTCAAACGGATTTGTCGTAAACCAAAGCAAGTCCTTTTCCAGACGTTGCTCTCCATTCAGAGAGTCGTGCGGAGGAGAATACTACGATGGTCGAGACGTAACACCATGGAGAATAAGTCGTAAGTTTACGCCTTACGCTCCCTCTAGCGAAGAGCCTGAGCTTTGGAGCCAGTACGTTCAGCTTGCGAATTCTGCAAACTTGTACGGCTACACACGTGCAAGGCTGTGGTTTATACGCAGCCTTTTTGGGTTGGAACGATGGCATTGGCCTTATTTCTCGGCCGATTGTACGTTCCTGTTTTCACCAACTCCTTCCAATTTTCATCTTGGATCGTATTACGACCCAGAGTGGCAGGCGTTATACGTCGTACACGGTAAACCCGTTGCTACGACCACGCCTGGTGAGTTAAACGAAGCTGTTCGATTATTCGAATGGCTCCGTTGCACGGCTAAGCGAGAGTCAGTACTTGAACCTCACTTAGCAAGTTTGGGCAAGCCTGTCATGCAAATGACAGTGGGTCTGTCACCTCTTTGGTAATGAGGTTGGACCTGGCTTGACGCCATAAGGAGAGGACTGAGAAGGCAAACGAATGCGGATTTCCGCACCGACCGCCGAAAGGCGAGACCTTCAAAGGAGCTGAC